TTTGATAACGTAACCATTCTGATAATTTGCACTGGCATTATTGTTTATTGGTTCAGCAACGTCGCTTACAGGCAAACCAACGATGCCAATATTACGATTAAGTGCAGCCAAAGATCTAGTTATACCTAAATTTGCATTAGCGACGTCATCAGACATGCGAAGTAACTCACGTCTACTAAATGAATACAAACCATACGATTGACCTAATATGCGTGTTTCTGCTGTAACGTTAGGATAAATTGATGCAAACGTAACTTTGTAGGCATAGCCACGTCGTTCATCAACAAGTATATTTTTGAAGAAATGTGTTACGTCACCAGCACCATTTGTGAGTGTTTTTTCTGCTTGATCGGCACGTGCTTCACCAGAGAGATACATACGTCTACCAGTTCGCTTCATCTCTTACCACCTTTTGCTAATCGATGAGCCTCACGAACAGCACGGCCAAACCCGCCTTTCTTCCATTGACCATTGGCTTTTTTGTATTTGCTTTGCACTTTTTTGAATGCTCTGGCGTATGCTGTATTTTTACGTCGCTTAGGTTTTGGCTTGTCTACAGCTCTTGGCGCTGGCCTCTCAGCCATTGATGCACCTTCTGATTCACGTTCACTGTCTATTAGACGTCGCAACGCCATGTATTCATCGACAGTTAGCATCATGTTTCTATCCAAGGTAACACCTCAGAATTATTGTTGTGATAGTGCAAGCGCCATAGCAGCAGACTGAGATAATGTCATTACTTCGCATTCTAAGACTATGTTGAATGTTAGGTTAGACGTTGCAGCCCAATTAGTCCCTGCTAATGAACCTAGATAGATCTCTTCAACTGCTACCAAGAAACCATCACTGTAATGTTGTGGTAGGTGGCTGTCGTTGTAGACGTTACTGGGTACTGCAGAAGCACCATCTTGGTTATGACACCAAATCATGCCTTTTGCAATCGTAGTCCTGTCATCTAAACTAACTAGCCCACTGTTGTCTTGTGTAGTTAGTTGCCAAACAGCTTCAGCAGATGTGCCAGCGTCAAGTTTTGGCGCTCCATTTGGTATTGCACCATTAGGTCCTTGACAGAACTCGCCCTCTATCGAACGGATCTTCAATATGCTCTTACCAAGGGCGGAAACGTATGATGACAAGTCTATGCTTGTTTGCACAAATGTTCCGCTATCGTCTGGGGTTACTGATGCTCTAATAAAAAATGACTCACTCTTTGCCATAACTCAGTCTATCTGCCACCAGACTATAAACATCACTTAATCTTCTAATCGGTGGCTACCACCCGTCCCCAACCAACCACCCCATGCTAACTAGCCCTATGTTATAGTTCTAGTGCCATTTTTTGTAGGTGTATATATATACAATAACTAAGTAGCACTACCATGACATGCGGGTTTTACGGTAATTTTGACTGGGTTACAGGCGACATAATGATTGATTGGGTGCTACCAGATGATAGATTTGAGGGTCCAGGCGGCCCTTGGTGGCAGTGTATACAGTGTGATAGCATATTTTACTCTACAACACTGTGTTTATGCTCAAATTGTAACCCATTTAGCGGTTATTGTAGGGGGTGTCACCCTGAAACGTCATAAGATGGTAAATTTGTGTCCCACGACGTATGAGATTGCACGTAACATGAAGAACTTTAGCAAGTTTGTACGCGAACAGTTGTTAAAACAAGATACACGCAACACATACGCGATAGAATACCATATGTGGTGTCCTGACCACCCAGAATATATCCGTGTAAGTGATAACCCGCCAAGATTTGGCATGTATTGCACAACGTGCGATCGTCAAATGGAGGGAAAGTGGGTCAATGTTAGTTAGATGTGCTTGTTGTGGCTGGGATGGTCACGTATACGACTACCATATATGGACAAAAGAAGGTTCTAGGTATCCTACAATATGGATATGCGACATATGCGCGATAGAATTACATTACAATTGTAGCTAGTTGTGGAAATTGTAACAATACTACCAGATAAAGTAGACGTTCACACCAAACGATACGTTCGTTTTGTTGTTGATCTATTGGTGCTATTGCTTCTGGTATTCCTTGCATAGTTTCTCAATCCGCTTTAACGTCTTCAAAATCTCTTTGAGAACCAGAACAACTCCCATTATTGCACACCTTCAGCATCTTGCGATCTCTCGTTTAGAATAAGTAAAATCTCTTCGTCAGAACTAACGTCGTATTCTTCGAGTTCTATGTAATACGTTACAACTGTTGCAGTTTGTCTGGAACCTGTTGTTGCACCTATGGATAATGATTGGGTAACCATGGCATCGCCTTTGATAACGTAACCATTCTGATAATTTGCACTGGCATTATTGTTTATTGGTTCAGCAACGTCGCTTACAGGCAAACCAACGATGCCAATATTACGATTAAGTGCAGCCAAAGATCTAGTTAT